GTGTCTTCCGCTCCAGGCATACCTAAATACTCTTTCCCATCTAAATATACACCTAAATAGCCTTTATGACCAGGGTCAGTTGGGCTCTAAGTTTCTGCATCACCTGATTGTGGTCCCCAACGCTCCAGCACAGCACGCGCAAACCTGTAAATCATTGGGGTGCTGGATGCTCCGGGCTCCCAATACAGATCGTTCCAGAGTTCTTGGAGAGCCTTGTCTGTTGGCTCAGCAGCGTTAACTTTCATGGCAATACTTTTTAGGAATATATTGGTCGTCCGCTACCCGGAACGCTAGCGGTTTGTGCATGAAAAAGCCCCGCCGTAGCGGGGCACCCCTGGCCCTTGGATTAACTAATCACTCACCCTTGAATGGGTTCCCGCCAACCAGCAGGCGGTTGATGTCAAACCCCTCCTCTTGTGCAACGGTCCAGGCTTGATCAATGGCCTTCTGAGCTGCTGCTTTGCGGGGTACAGGGCGCAAGCTGTACTCCGTAGACAGGCCAGTGCCTTCCTTGCCCAACACAAAGTCCCAGGTCAGCAGGTCTTCGTAGTCCTCGATCTGAGAAACTTGGTCGAACTCGCGCTGGATTGACTTCTGCGTGATGCTCAGCACCTGCACCGAACCAGTCTCATGGTTGTAGACCGGCACTGCGATGGCAAACTTCACCGCCTCGGGTGCAGTGCCGTCGCGGTTCAGGCGCCGGTTGTAGTCCGGGCCCATCTCTTGCTCGATGTCTGCAGGGCTCGGGTCATCCGCAAAACGGAAAGGACGCACGCTCCCGTCGGTAGCCTCGCCCCAGCACTCGTAGAAGCACAGCGGCTCTTCGCTGAGCAGCGCGAAACGGACGCTGCTGCCGCTCTGGATTTTGCTTGGGTTCAGGTATCCGCCACCGCCGGATCCCCCCGACATGGCGCTCTGGAATTTGCTTGGAATGAATGGCATTGATGCGGGTTGCTGTGGGCTAAAGCTGCCCTGTGCTCGATCACAGTAGCACAACAGAGGGGGTTGCCAACCTCCGTACCATTAAAAACGCCCCAGGCGGTAGGGCCTGAGGCGCTGTCTAAACATTCCTGTAGGAGTCTATCAAATGGACAAATTGGTTGGGTTTGCGCGTTCTCTGCCCTCTCATTGGGCTTGCGCTCCCATTTATGCAAAGGGCGTCACCATGCCTAAAGGCGGTGAGGCTTGCGGTAAAAATCCGCTTGGTCGCGCTCACCACGAAGACCTCTCCCCTGAAGCTGCTGCCCTCTACATCGAACGCTCCCCTGAGACGTTCCAGGCAATTGGGGTATTCACTGGACCTCGCAGTAAGGGCCTCGTAATTCTTGACGTTGACGCCAACCTCGGCGCCGTCATGAAGAAGTGGGGTGCGGACCTTGAAAAGGCGCCTCGCATTAAGTCCCCTAAAAAGGCTGCAGCCAAGTTCCTGTTCACCGTTCCAGTCGAGCTTTGGACTGGTGTATCGGACATCAGCTTGGCTGCAAGCGGTGAAGGCTGGGAGGTTCTGTGGGGCCGTCAGGGGCTTGTAGGAGGCGCTTATCCCAAGGGAGGGACATACACCCTTGAAGGTGATCTGAATGCTGTTCCAGAGGCTCCTGGGTGGCTTGTGGCCCGGATGCACGAGTCGTTCAAGGAGAAGAACAACAAAACCGCCTCTAAGCAGGCCAAAGACGGGCGCTATTCCATGCGCTCCAAGGAAGAAAAGATCACCATCGCGGAATCTTGTCTCTCTGTGATTCAGCCTCAGGGTCGCGGCTCTGAAGACCTCTGGTGGCGTATCGGAGCCATGCTCCACTCCGAACTGCCCACTGATGAGGGTCTCAACCTCTGGAGGCAGTGGTCGCTCCAGGATGACGAGTACAGCGATGACTGGGCGGACGGTGAAGACCCCTGCCTTGAGCGCTGGAATGCTGGCTTTAAGTCCAATGGCGGGCTTGGCTTTGGTTCGCTCGTCAAGCTCGCGGATCATTACGACCCAGAGAGGGCCCGATTTCAGAGGGACGGTCTTACATCACTGGTGGACGAGATCGAAGCGAAACCGATCTTCTATGCACGCGCAACTCTTTCGTTTGGCGAAGTCATCGAAAAGGCCAAGTCCTACCTCGAAATGGACAACCCGGCGGAGATGAACTTCAACCTCAATAACCTCGCGCTCCAGGCGGGTTATCGAGATCAGCTTGCACTTGAAAAGCTCATCGTTGATCAGATTCAGTTCGAGGGGGCCACTGGGCTTATGGATGCCCAGAAATTTGCAGAGATGGATGACAAGCGGGATTACCTCATCCCCGATGTCCTCCCTCATCCCTCGGTTGTCCTGATCTATGGCGCTGGCGGTGATGGCAAGTCCATGTCCGCTTGGACACTCGCTAAGCACATTGCAACGGGCCAGCCATTCGTTGTGCGTGGGAAGCACATGCCCGTTAAGCAGGGGCCTGTTCTGCTGCTGAATGGTGATCAGCCCCTGATTCAGCTCAAGGAGCAGCTGGAGGAGGTGGAGTACCCCCTGGACGATCGAACCAAGATCCTTACGGACTGGTCGCTCCAGCGGTACGCGCAGTTCATCAAGATGATGCGCGACGTCAAGCCCGCTCTGGTTGTCATTGACTCGCTTATCGGTTGCTCCGGTGGTCGGGCCTTTGACGAGAACAAGTCCGACTTTGCGACGCCCCTCTACTGGCTCACCAGGAACAACGGCGTGCTGTTCCCTGCGGCCACGATCCTCATCGTTCATCACGCCAACAAGCAGGGCGGCTTTAGGGGCACCTCCGCTATCCGTGACGCTGTGGATGAGACCTGGGCGCTGAAGAAGCCCTCTAAGGACCAGGTGGAGAAGGGAACCGCTCCAGCGCACTCTCGGATCATCACGATCGAGAAGAGCCGTGCTGGGCGCTCTGGGACGTCGCTGATCATGCGCCAGGAAGATGACCTCAGCTTCTCCATCGCTGACTTCACCCCTGAGGTCGATCCAACCAACGCTGCTCCCAGTGGAATTACTGATCGAGTTCTGCAGCGGTTGCGGGTTGGATACCCCCGCACTTTCTCCCGGACGGACCTCAACTCCGATCCAATCGTGGGTGGCAAGGTCGCCGCAATTCAGAAGTCGCTCCAGCGCCTTGTGAAGAGGGGGTTGATTGAGGTGGTGATGACGACCCCGAAAAGGGGAGGAGGTAGTCCGATCCAGCACTACAGAGCAGTCCTCGCGTGCGGGGAGGATGGTGATATGTGTCCACCTGGGACGAAAGCTAGTGCTGGTGCGGGTTTTGCAGGTGGACAACCAGGTGGACACTCCCCAAATTTGGATGATGTGTCCACCTGCTCCGACCAACCAGGTGGACACTTTGGGTCGAAAACAGGGGGGTGTCCACCTGCTAAACCCAGTGCTGGAGCGGAATCTGCCTCAGGTGGACACTCAGATCAATATCCCCGCGCGAGGGACGATGATGGCGACCGCACCAAAGAGGAGCTAGACCGGATGCTCGATCAAGGTTGGAAGCAGTGGGACTGACCCGCGACAAGTTCCCTAATCCCGATTCCCTGGCTGCCCGACAGGCGGCTGGGGAGTGGGCTTCCTACTTCCGCTCCATCCGGCCTCCTGCCTTGGCGGCGGACTTGGTTTGCCGTGAGGCTGTGGAAAACGACGAAGGCGAAGACCTCGCCTGGTACGTCTTCTGGGAATCGCTTGCCATACGGGACCGCCAAGGCAAGACCCGCTTTGCTCAAACCAAGCAGGACTCAGCTAACCTCCCTGATGCCGGTCCACCGGCACAACTTAATCTTTTTTAAGTAATGACACTTGCGACTCAAACCTCGCTTCCTGACAAGGTTCTCGACGCTTCTGAAAAAATTCTTCTCCGAGATCTGTTTGAATCACCTACCTTCGGCCCATGGCTCGTTAGTGCAATCAGTAATGGGTTAAGTACAGCAGAACTTACTGGCGTGCCAGCTGATGACAACGATCAGTATTTACAGTTTCGGCTACACCAGATTCTGCGGGCAATTCCGTACGAAACTCGCCGCGAATGCTTTACCCTGACTGGGAAGTTGATTCGGGCTAGAAAGGAGAGGCGCGAAGACTACTAAAAACTTTTGTCCTCTTTGTTAGGTAGCCATTTCTGGTTAATTAACGCTTCTACGGTCTCTTGTTGAGCTAGGTAGAGGTGTAAAAATTTGCAGGCAAGCTCCTGCAACTTTTTTACATCCTCTACTCCGTAGATGTCGCGCTTGAAGCGCTCGTAGACAAATTCACGCTTCATTTGCATGGTCCGAGCGCCAATTACTATTCTATTATGTTCAACCTTTTCAGGAGTGGCCAGACTGGTGACGGTCCAAGCAGCTCAATGGAACAGCTATCGACCATCACCTACTACACCCTTAATCGGGATCCGGGCTATTTAGCGATTGTCCGCTACACCGCCTATGACTTTGATGGGCAGGCGGTCAGGATCTGTGAGGACATCTATACAGACGATGCAGACGACTTTTGTCGATTAGAAGGCGACATCGAGCTTGCGCTGGAGTCTGGGATCGATGCCAGTGTGATAAGTCATTACGATTCCACCATCTTCCCGGTCATCACTTCCTACCTCGAAGCTTAGGTGCTACTGTAATCGAGTAGTTCAGGGCACCACCCATGCCTCAGCTCATCTCTTTCAGTTATTCCAAGGGGTCTGACCTCGTTGAGGTTCATGCCTACGTTGAAGATGCGGTGCAGGTTGCTCCGGCAACGCTGTATGACCCACCCGAGTTCGCCACCGCTGCTTGTAAGGGCGTCTTACTCTGGGACGACCCGATCGATCACACCAACGCTCCAACGCAAGAGCAGATAGAGCAGATGCTCGCCTGGATCGATGACTGGGTTGTTATCCCACCTATTGAGTTTGATGATGAGTAGCGCAATCAACCCCGCTCATTACCAAAGCGGTGACATTGAGTGCATCGACGCCATCAAAGCGCAGATGACGCAGGATGAATTTCTTGGGTATCTGCGCGGCAGCAACATAAAGTATCTCTGGCGTTACCGCCAAAAAGGTGGCGCCGAAGACCTACGTAAGGCTCAGTGGTACTTGAACCGGTTGATCTCCGAATTTGAACTTGATCCATTTAACGACCCTCTTGCATGATCATGTCCACCCATCCACTCGATCACATTAAGATGAAGACGGCTCCTGCCTACATGCAGGCGGAGCTGGATGAACACAACATGAAACGCGCTGCACAGTGGGAAAACTACGGCAAAATTGCATCACAAGTTGATGCAGCTATGACCGAGATGGACCGCATTGATAAGGCCCGTGCCGATGAAGGCTGGGAGTCTGATGAGGGCGGCTGGTACAGCCCCAATGGCTTCATGGACATTGACTGGGAATGCGAGCTGGGCTACCCCCTGCCTGAGCACGAAGAATGGTTCAACTGGAAAGCGCAAAAGCGCATTGAAGCCGGTTGGCGTATGGATGACAGCGGCTGGTACGCTGGCGACGGGCGTCATGAGTCGGAGTTCGACGCTGATACGCTACCCGAGTACCAGATGGAAGAGGTGCCCGATTACCTCGACCTCTGATCAACCCAACTAAAACTGACACCACCAATGTCTGACTACAAAATTCTGTATGGCGTCGAGCATCTCGATGAGATCTCGGCTGCCCATACCCTTGCCTTTGATACGGAGACGCTCCAGCTGCAACCAGAGCAGGGCAAGCTGCGCTTGATTCAGCTCGGCTGCTCTACCGCCAAAGCCATCGTCATCATCGACTGTTTTGAGCTGGAGGAACAGGACTGGAAACACTTAGAGGAGTTTTTCTCTACGGAGCGGACCTGGATCGCACACAATGCTGTCTTTGATCTTGGCTGGCTTCAGGAGCAGGGAATCTACGTCGAGGGACGTGTTCTCTGCACAATGCTCGCCAGCAAGCTGCACTACAACGGCACACCTAACCTCAAGCACGGTCTGGCACAGGTCGCTAAGCGTTACCTCAAGGTTGAGGTGGATAAAGAGCAGCAGAAGTCCGATTGGGGCGCTCCAGTCTTAAATCGAGACCAATTGGTCTACGCCGCTAGGGATGTTGAACTGCTCCTGGATTTGGAGGTCAAGCTCACACAGATGCTTGCCAAAACAAGGTTGATTGGGGCGTTCCAACTAGAGTGCAAAGCGCTTCCGGCTATGGCACAGATGTGGCGTACCGGGCTGCCTTGGAACCGTTCCAGCCTTGAACAGCTACGTGATGACTACCAGCACGACATTGATGCGCTCGGTCGAGACTTTTTACGAGAGTTGGATGCGGCGCTTCCAGAAGAACACAAGCTTCCCAGAGAAGCAGCTGATCCTGAGCGACTTGCGCGACTCCGGCGCATGGTCACCGAAATGGGACATGACGATGCGCAGTATGAGCGGTGGTACGAAGAGATCGAGGAACTGGAGAACGCGCCAGCGGTCTTCAACCTCCGGCCTAAAGCTACTGGTGTTGCTCGTCTTGGGACCAAGCGAGAGGCGGGGTTCAATCTGAATAGCCCTAAGCAACTGCTGGAAAAGTTCGCTGCTCTACTGGGGGAAGCACCTAAAGACCCCAAGACAGGTAAAAACAGTGCGTCGCGGGCTGCGCTCCAGCAGCACGCCGCTGATCATCATGTCGTGCAGACCTATCTCGCTTGGAAGAAGGCGGAAAAGCGGCGGCAGATGGTCGAATCAATCCTCGACAAAATGGATCCCGATGGTTTTGTTCGTGCCAGCTATCTGCAGCTTGGAGCCGAGTCAGGTCGAATGTCCTGCATTAAACCCAACAACCAGCAGATTCCCCGTGATACGGAGTTCCGTCAATGCGTTGAAGCTCCTGATGGTTATCTGCTTGTTGATGCGGATTTTGGTCAGATGGAATTACGACTCGCTGCGGCAGTGGCTCAGGACGAGAGGATGACCAAGGCGTTCCAGGATGGGGAAGACCTCCATACCGTGACCGCTGAGGCCATCGGGTGCTCCAGACAAATTGCAAAATCTGCAAATTTTGGCCTGCTTTATGGGTCAGGGGCCAAAGGGCTGCGGGATTACGCTGGCGCGTCTGGCATCGTTATGACGATCGAGGAGGCCGGAGATATTCGGCAACAGTGGCTCAATACGTACCACGGCATTAAAGAGTGGCAGCAGCAAAACTCTGATGACGCACGAAACAGCGAGGGCGACAAGTTCGCTGAGGTGCGTATTCCGGGCTCTGGTATGCGGAGGCTGCTGCCTGGCGATATGAATCGGCTGACTGTTCGGTGCAATACGCCGATCCAGGGCGCTGGTGCAGCCATCCTTAAGTGCGCCTTAGGTAATCTCTGGCCCTTGCTCTCGAAAGCTGGAGAGGACGAAGTGCGTATTGC